AAATAAATATAACTTTTATCAATTCGGCGATGTTAATGAATCTGCTTATTCTGCTTCGACTCCTTCTTGGGTTGTTCAAATTGGCACACGTATAGGGTCAGTTAAAAAAGTATATATAAATGGAAACCTTGGTACAACACCTTCATCCACTTCTTACGATGTTTCTGTTACTACAGTTACAATTGGGAAAGGTGATAATTTTGCGATAACTGGTGAAATTGGAGAAATTATGATCTACACAGGCACAATGAGTGATACAAGCAGACAATCGCTAGAAAGTTATTTAGCCCAAAAATGGAGTTTAACTGCTTCGCTTCCCGGCGGTCATTCACACTTAACGCAAAGAGCGGGGGCTATAACGACAGTAGCAAATACTAAATTTAGTATGGTGGGAGTACGACGCGCAATTACAGCAACAGGAGGAACAGTTACAACAAGTGGAGGGTTCAGAATTCATTCATTTACAAGTATCGGAACAACAAATTTTGTTCTAACATCACCATCTTCAATTACAGCACAAGTCTTGGTTGTGGCAGGTGGAGGTGCTGGTGGCTATGATGATGGTGGTGGCGGCGGAGCAGGAGGAGTTATTTATAATGCTGCGTTTACAATTACATCTGGAACATATGGAGTTGTTGTTGGTAATGGAGGTACATCAAATGGAGCAAGTGGAGGAAATTCAGTATTATCTTCACTGACAGCTGTTGGTGGAGGTGGGGGTGCTAATGGTAACGGAAATGGGAGTACTGGAGGAAGTGGAGGAGGTATTGGCTGGGGAGTAGCAAATGGATCTACACCAGGATCTGGAACAGCAGGCCAAGGCTTTGCTGGTGGTAGTGGAACAACGGCTCCTAATTATGCTGTTGGAGGTGGTGGTGGTGCCGGCGGTGTTGGCGGAACAGGGTCGGGTATAACTCCGGGTAATGGAGGAATTGGAGTAAGTCATACAATTGCTGGGACAACGTATAACGTTGGTGGCGGAGGTGGAGGAGGTCTAGCTGTTCAAAATACAAATGGAACGAACTCAACAGCATCTTTTGGCGGTGGTAATGGTGCTGGACGTGGATCAAGTGCGGCAGTCGCAGGTTCCCCAAATACTGGAGGAGGAGGTGGCGGTGCTAATAACATGCAGGCACCTAATGGTGCTTTTGGTGGAACAGGTCTTGTAATTATTGCTTATTCGATATAATAATGCGTTGTCTGAATTGGTATATTCTGCTGTTGAAATAGGATGTCTATTACAACAACACCATATTTTAGACCCACTGCTATTTCAGGTTGCGCACTTTGGTTTGATGGAACGGATTCAAGCACAATTACACTTTCATCTGGTTCATTAACGCAATGGAATGATAAATCGGGAAACGGGAGAAATCTAACCGCCGTTTCAGGTTATGCTAATGCGACAGTTTCATCCGCTTTTCAAAATGGATTGAATGTTTTTAATTTTTCGGGAAATGGACTTTATCGAACTGCTGGAGGTGCCGTTGTTTATCCGCAGGATTGTTATATAGTTTTAGCATTAAAAAGTACAACTGCTCATGTTGATGTTCTTGGAATGGGTGATACTGGCAATGACAATTTTAACAGTTTAACTTTCGGTGAATATAGTGCTAGTCGCTGGCATAATGGTTCAAGTGGTTTTGGCCGAACTCCTAATTGTGTTTCTTCAACAACTGAAACATCCACCTCATTTCTTTTAATGCAATGGTCTATTGCTAATAATAATTTTCTTCTTCGCAGAAATGGCTTGCAATTAGTTCAAACAGCAAGTTATACCTATGGTTTTAGTAATCCTTCTACATCTGTTTTTCAAATTGGATTTCGTCATACAGATAGATCACAAGCCAATTTCAGTGGTTATATTGGTGAAATTATTGTTTTTAATAGCCAACTTGGCACTACACAGCAACAACAAGTGGAATCATATTTGGCCCAAAAATGGGGATTAACTGGGTCTTTACCTGGCGGTCACCCTAGTCTGCGTACAATAATTTATAGAGCACCACGAGCAATCACTCTTACAATGACGCCTTTTTTTACGGGATTTACACCAAGGCAGATTCCGGGTTTGGGACTTTGGCTGGATTCTACTGATTCTAGCACAATATCATTTAGTTCCGGTTCAAATGTAAGTCAATGGCGTGATAAATCGGGTTCATCTAATCATTTTAGTCTAACAAGTGGAACAACTACAACCATTTTGGATAATGGAAAAACTGTTATAAACTTTCCTTCCGGTGCCATTATGACTTCTGCTAATCAAATTACTTTTACAACTTCATCGGCATTTTACATTGTGTCTCGTTTAACTACTACCAACTCCATTGTTATGTTATTAGGATTTACAAATTTAGCAAATGGTGGTGGTAGTGGTGGAGATTTTTCAATTCGTTTTGTTTCATCGGCTTTACATGGAACAATTGCTCAAGGAAATGGTCAAGATTTTGCTAATAGAACATATTATGTAAATGGATCATTTGATCCTTCTTTTGGAAGCAATGTCTACCTGAATGTATATTCAATTATTGGTACAGTTGCTCCACTTATAGGTGGAACTTCATTCTTAACATTATCAAGTAATTTTATGAGTCGTTTTTTTATTGGATATATTGCAGAATTTCTCTATTATCCAGCAGGTGTCACTAGTACACAACGCCAGCAGATTGAATCCTATCTAGCCCAAAAATGGGGTTTAGATTCATCTCTTCCCGGTGGTCATTTACACTTAACTCAGCCAGCAGGTGCTCGTACAGCCCTTTCACTGGCAAATTCAAAATTTTCTTTTACACCGATATTTTCATACATATTAAAATATACATATACAGGTTCAAATCAATCTTTTGTTGTTCCATCCGGAATTACGTCTGTAAATGTATATATGTGGGGAGCTGGAGGCGGTGCTGGTCTTGGAGGAGGCGGTGGAGCGGGTTGTTATGTACAGGGTGTTCTTCCAGTAATTCCTGGTGAAACTCTAACAATTGTAGTTGGACAAGGAGGTGGAAATAAACAACGTTCCTTTGGAAAAACATATGGAGGCGGCGGACAAGGTGGTGGTCCTGATAACGGTCGCTCAGATACACCAGCTTCACAAGGAGGTGGACGCTCTGCGATTGTTCGGTCTTCAACTGATCTTGTAACGGCTGCTGCTGGAGGCGGAGGTCGCGGTGCTCGTGGCGGCCGAGGAAGACTTGTTACAGGTGAAAATGGAACAGGTGTAGTAACTGGAGGAAGCCAAAGCGCTGGTGGAACAAACAATGGTGCCATATATTCAGGTGGAAATGCTAATCAAGATAATTCTGCTGGTGGCGGCGCAGGATATTATGGTGGCGGTGGAGGTGGTCAAGATCAAGCAGGTGGAGGTGGATCATGCTTAACATCAAATCTATCGTTACTAACAGGCGAATCAACTTTTGGAACTGAAAGTTCAAATGGGGTTCTAGCACCTCAAACTTCTTCTCCGTATTATAATTCAGATGTTGCTTTTGGTGCTACTTCATCATACGGATATAATTATGGTTCGGGTGGAAATGGACTAGTTGTAATTAGTTTTGCTAGTAAATCAACGGTTGCCAGTTTAACATATTCTCGTCTTATTTTATCGGCTTGGTTTGGTTCAGTAGCATACAGATTTGGACTTGATGTAACTACAGTCGTAAATAATGCCTTTGGAGGAAATCCGAGCAATACAATTACACTCAATGTTGCTACACTTACAAATCCACAAATTGGGACAACAAAGTTTACTTATATTGTTTACATGTTTAATGGTATACAGAAATTCTCTTCACCATATGCTGAAGGAACTGTGCTAACTTTTTCTTCTTTAATTTAAGAATCCGCTGCTTGAGTTGCCAACTCATCCGCCAAGTTATTTCCTTGTGCCTCGTAGCTGTTTCCAGTCTGATGCCCTTTCACATGCTTTATTTCCAGCAGTGGCTTGATTTCCGTGTACAAAGCGACCATAGGCTCAATAATGTCTAAATGAAGAACAGGCTTGCCATCCGCTTTCTTCCAGCCCTTCTTTTTCCATCCAGCAGCCCACGTAGTAATACAATTTATAGAATACATACTGTCTGTATAAATTGTAGTTGGGTTTTGTCTTTCTTTTACGATTCGTAAGGCATGATAAAATGCCTGAAGTTCGGCGCGCTGATTTGTTTGTGGTTCATCCGGCTGGAGTTTTTCGGAAATTCGCTTGAATATATATCCATCTATGAGTACTGCTACACCATAGCCTGCTCTTGCGCCCCGCTGTCCATTGCCTCTAGTAGATCCATCACAAAAAATGTCAGTTTTCATCTAGTACCTACTCTATTATGAGTAGGAGTCTTTAGACTAATTAAGTTAAGATAGAACTTTCTTAATCTTATCAGCAACTGCTCCATCCGGTGAAGGAACACATGTCAAACAATGATAATAATAAGAAGTAGCCGACTTGGCAGCCTTTCCATCTTTCCCACCCGCTCCGCAATGCTGGCAGCACTTATTTGGCCGATACTCTTCAATCCATTCCGCGTGGTTTCTAGCAAGATGAGTCTTCAGATTTCCCTTGTTTGTTGACTTGACCGGACAGAATGGACAATCATAATTCTTAAGCATTGCTGCTGACTGAGTGTGTAGAATCAACTTATCGGCGTGGTTATTCTTAATGTGCTGGTCTAGGAGACCTTTCTGATAGGTTGAATAGTTGTCGCAATATTTACATACGTGGTCCATAGTTTTCTCATGGACGCGCTTAATGTGATAATGCATAGTGCTTGCCTTATCTGCTGGTACACGGAGGCTACATTGACTGCAGCAGATTTCATTTTGATTATTTCGATGATACATCTGCTTTTGTTTCCGGCGCGCATAGGCTTCAATTTTTTAGTGTGTTTAAACATAAGGAACAAACGGTAAGGAATAAGAAGGATGAAGATTGCGATTGTTACGCTCTGTATCGGCCCTGATTATACACGAGCAATGGAAATTGGTTTTCAAAGCAAGAGGGAATATGCTAAGCGACATGGATATGATTTTATTCTCGGCGGCGAAGAGTTCTGGGACCGCACCCGTCCTATTCCGTGGTCTAAGATTCCCTTCTTTCTTTCAGTTCTTGACAAATACGACTGGATTTGGTTTTCGGATGCGGATAGTATTGTAACCAATCCTGATATTCGGCTAGAGGATTTGATTTCGGGAATCTTTGCTTCGGATCTGAAGAAAGACGCCGCCTGGTGGCAAGATGGTTGCGGAAACATTAATAGTGGACAGATTCTAGCACGTGGTAAATCGGCTGTTGTTCAGCGCTGGCTCAAAGAAACAGGCGAACAGACAGATTTGCTATATCACGGCTGGTGGGAGAATGCTGGAATGATTCGGGTCTGGCAGCGGGATGCGGAGATTCAAGCAGGAATTGAACTTCGCCGGGACTTCAAGTGTATCAATGCCTATCTCTTTCCCACTGAAGGGCGGGAGGCTTGGTTGCCCGGCGATTTTGTTCTTCATTTGGCGGGTGTCTATGAGCCTAATAATATCTGCCGATTTATGAAATATGCGCAGAAGTGTGTTGCTGAGAACACACGGCCAGATATGGGCCTCATGATGGAATGGATTAGAAACCCCCCTGCTTCCCTAAAAGATGCTACTCTATAATAGAGGATGGACAGTCATTTTTATATTGCACTAGCACATGCCCTTGTTATTGCTCCCACTTTGATTTATATTGGCTTAGCTCGGGAAAAGTTGCCGCCATCTGCTTACATGGCTATCGGTGCAGCCGGTATTGGTATTTTCTTCCATCACGCCTACAAATTCTACAGTCGCGCAGATTACGAAAGTGGCTGGGTCAATTTAATTCACATTCTGCTTATTGCTCCGCTCCTTATGGTGATTGGCTGGTACGGAAAACAGACCAGTCGTCGCTTCTTTGAGATGCTTCTAATGTTTGGATTTGCAGCACTCGGATACCATGGACTAACAGTTGTAAAGACACTGTCAAATCTTACAGAATAACCCCCGTAAACTTTAGGGACAATGAAATGGGATAAGATAATTTTCATTTGTGTAGCACTGGCTGCTCTTTCATTTTTCGTCAGTGAAAGACCACCATATCTCTTGAGTAAACCCCGAGCAGAATTGGATGCTCTGCCTTATTGGAATGAATCCGATATATATGCGCCGACTGTGTCTGGTAAATGTATTGTCTGGATAACGAATGGATATCCACCGTATTGGGCATCCGGTAATGAAATGTGTACACACGCAATGAATCAGGCTTTGATAGCACGAGGGCACGAAGTTTGGGTGGGTGTTCCCGGTTTCCCTCCTGTTATGTACGAAGGTGTCCGGTGTTTTGACTTGCGTAATCGGGATATGCTGGATATTTTGTTGCCCCGGACACATGTTATCGGTGCTTGTACATTAATTTATAAGCGCGCGGCTGTTCGTCTAGCAAAGAAATTCCAAACGGCTTTCTTGGATTGTATTCACACATACGCTATTAAACGAACATACTGGAATGATTTAGGGCCGCTGGGCGACCGATTCTGGGTTGTTTTCAATACAACCTGGATGCGGGATTATTACAAGGAAGACTGGAAGGACCAATCTATTATGCTACATCCTCCCGTTGATTGGAAAATGTACACGATTCCTACAGAGCAGCGAAAACCCACATTTGTAACACTTATAAACTGTAATGCAAATAAGGGCGGGAAGCATCTTGTAGAAATTGCGTCGCGGGCTCCCGACATTAAATTCATGGGTGTGCTGGGCGGATATGATAAGCAAATAACGGATAAGAGTTATGAAAATTTAACCTATTATCCGCATACGCCGAATATTAAGTCAGTCTATGAAAAAACGTGGGTATTGCTAATCTTAAGTGAATGGGAAACCTACGGACGAGTGGCGATTGAGGCAATGTCTTCCGGCATTGTGGTCATTGCTTGTCCCCTGACTGGAATTAAGGAGGCGTGCGGAGATGCGGCAATTTATCATGAACGAGATGATATTGCTGGAATCATTGGAACTCTCCGGCGTCTTCGTAAAGATACAAAGTTTTATCAGGAAATGTCTTCAAAGGGCGTTGAGCGTGCTAAGAGCATGAATACAGCAGCGGATATGGAAGTCTTCTGCGTATGGTTTGAAGAAAAGGTGGTAAAAAGCAGCATACCTCTGGAGAGTCGTCAGCCTACAGCCTTAGGACTTCTTGAAAATTGTTTACCGATGGACCAGTCATAAAAATCTTTGCCCTTAATATAATGCCGGCTACAGGATCAAAAGCTCAGGTTTTTCACGGAACTGCTGTCCACACGAGCGGTGGTTTAACAAAGAAGGACCTTGTCCTCAATAAGCACGGACGTATCGTAAGCCGTCGCAAGATGATGCTCGGCAAGAAGGCGGTCAAGCACTTGTTTGCGTCCGGCTACAAGCCCAAGAAGGGCACGTTCAAGCTCTTCCACAAGGCCAAGAAGGGCACGCGCAAGGCCGGCAAGCGTTTCTTTTAAATTGGCGGATATCTATCCTTTGTATTAAAGTATAATAATAGTATCTATTACAAATGGATCCTATTGATTTTAATATATATGAACCAACCGATTTATGCACTATTATGAGAAAAAATTGTAGTGATAAAGGTCACCCTAATATAAATTATGCATGGCACAATTATACTTTATTCTATACCCAACGTTTTAAAAATATAAAACCTAAGCGAATTTTTGAATTAGGCCTTGGCTCTAATAATCCAAATATTCCCTCAAATATGGGAGCATCTGGAGTACCCGGCGCATCACTTTATGGATGGAGTGAATATTATCCTGATGCTAAAGTGTACGGTGCTGATATAGATTATGAATGTCTATTTTCTACCGAGAAGATTAAGACATTTTATTGCGATCAATTGAATCCTGCAAGTATTCAGAAGTTATGGCAGCAATATGAATTATTAGATGGATTTGATATCATGATTGATGATGGATGTCACACATTTGATGGAATAGTTACATTCTTTGAAAATAGTATTCATAAATTAAATCGTGGTGGATATTATTGCATTGAAGATATTGTTACAGATCATATTTTACAATGGGAAGATAAAGTTTCTCAATGGGGAAGGAAATATCCTAATTTCATATTTCAAATCTTTAAAATAAATAATTTACTAAATAAATCAGATAATAACATGATTGTTGTATATCTACCAAATAAAATTTGAAATCTGTATAAAAAGGAAAAAACACTTAAATGCCCATATATTATAAGGTTGTTAAGGGTTCTGTGGGCAACATTTCGCAGTTTGAGTTGGATGTTGCTAACTTACTAGCATCTGGATTTATTCCAGTTGGTGGCGTGGCTATTAATGGTACCGATATGTATCAATCTCTTGCTCGTAATACTGAAGTGGATCCTAATATGATGCCACCTAATCCATCAAGGCAGCAAAGGCCCGGAGCCATGATGCAATCTGCGCCTTCAACAACCCCTCGTTAGGTGCTTTAGATTCCTCAGGCCGATACCAATAAATTCGCCATTTTCCCTCAGTATTTTTTGCTAAGACAAGACCCAACTTGAGGGGCGCAACTTGCTGTAAGAGTGAATTTGTATCAATCGCTTTTATACTCGGAAACTGACGAATAATCTGCTGGAAAATCGCCGTCATTGCTGGAATTTGTGGAACAGAGATAATGGGAAAAAACATCGCATCCATTGTTGGAAAATTCAGAGTTGGAAGTTGAGCCTCCGTCCGTTCAATAATAACTGAGCAACTAATACTCGGAATCACTTTCTGGAAAAAAGTCAATGCTTGCGGCGGAACATGGATATCATGGGTGATGTATAGAACAGCAGGGGCTGGAAGATGCTTGATAATTGAACAGATAACTGACCAATCCGCCATTCCTGGGTTTTGTAAAATATACTTCCAGTCTGTTAAGAAAATCGGGGATTTATTGGAGCCGCAGAGCAACATTTTTGTTTGAACTGTGGAGGGGAGAAATTCATAGGGAATCCAAGTAGTGTCGGATTTTGTTAGAATATATGTGATACTTCCTTGTAGGAGGCTAGAATATGCTTCAAGAGAAATATTTTCCTCTGTCATTAGTTTTTGATGGTCGGCAAGTTTTATATCCCGAAGGTAAATAGATGTTAGACGCTACCGATCTTAAACAGATTGGCCTGATTCTCGGGGTATCTTTATTCTTAGATTTGTTCTGGCTAATGGCACGGGCGGAGTATCATTCGCGGTTGTTTGCTGATATTCAGAAGTCTCCGTTGACAATTCGATTTCTACCAGCGGTGGCTGTGTATATTCTGATTGCTCTTGCAGTATGGTTTTTTGTATTTCAGGTCGCTGACAGCAGCATTGCCAAAAATCCAGGAAAAGCGTTTGCAGTTGGTGCCACATTAGGATTCTCTATGTATGGGCTATATGATTTAACAAATTTTGCCACATTGCGGGGATACACGCTGGAAATGACTTTAGTGGATATGGCCTGGGGAACATTCTTGTGCGGAACTGCTGCTGGTGTGACAGCGTATCTTCTGAAATAATATTTTAATATTGTAGAATGGAAACTTTGGAAGAAAAGCAAAATAAACTAAATATGCTAAAATCGCAAGTTGAGCAGATAGAAAATAATTTTCAAGAAATCGGTGTCCTGGCAAATCAAGCAGATAAACTTGCTAAAAACACACGAGAAGAAATGAGTAACATTCGTTACATTTCAGATATCAAAAATGGAAGATTAGCGAAATATAAGGAGGCTAAATCTTCATCTCAAAAAATTTTTGGCCTTGTTGGTTTAAACAAAAAAGATACTGAAAGAAGATTAAAGTTAGCAAAAGGAAAGTTATTAGATGAAATTGAAGCACAATTTCTCCCTAAATATAATCCGATGATTCAAAAAATTAGCGAACTTCAACAAGAAAAAAGTAAATTAATAACCCCCATACAAAATGAAATTATGACTCTTCAAAATGAAATTGTTACACTGAAAAAAGATAACAATACTCGTGCTGAGCAAAATAGAAATAAGCAAATTGAAGCCCAAAAGAGTGATCTGATAAAGAGATATACAAACTTAGGGTATAAGTATTTTCCTAATCAAACAGAAAGGACTAGTTCATGTGCCGGAATGCCACAATATGCTACACAATACATGAACTGTACACCAACAGAAAGAATAGTTCCAAAAAGTGATTATTTTGAATATTCAACGGAAGAGAAAGAAAAACCACTAAATTCTACGGGATGGACTTCAACAACTAAAACAATTGTTACGCCTGCGCATGAAGAATATGTTCCGGGTCAATCCTATGAATATATGGGACAGACACATTATGCTGAAACAAAAACAAGAACAGTTCCGGAGTCTTCAAAAGAAGTGACTATCTGGACGCGTCCTTTACCGGAGGGCTATCCTAAGACGGTAAAATATAACGACTTTACTCGGGTAATTGATATGCTTGAAAATCAGCCTAACACACAGACAAGAAAGCGAAAGAACAGAAAGCAGAGAAAAACAAGAAAGCATTGAAATCTTCTCAAATAGTTTAACTATTTCAGAGGAAGGTCGGTCCATCTGGGTTTCGATCCCAGCACCTTGCGGTAAGTGTTCTTGTAACACGACAATAACAGCCACACGCTCTACCAAATGAGCTAATAGACCAGTGCGAAAGAGTAAGACTCCTTCACAATGTTAGTCTAGGGCTTTCTTTTTAAGTCTAAACGCACTAAATAGTTGGCCGGTAAGCCCACTGCAGGAGTGCTTGTCTCTGTCTAGGCCTGCACTGAAGATCTCCAGCAGTACAATTCTTACGAACTGCACCGGCGTGACGAGTAAAGGCTATCCAACGCTTCTTTTGGACTGTATCCAATTCAGGTAGGCGGCGGCCAATAAAGTACCGGCAATACCATTGAAACCACCCTTTGGTGTCGGGATTTTTGCTGGAAGAAAGAATATCATACTGTCTTCTTCTCGTAACCTTTTTAGATGAAGGAATCCAGCCATTTAAACGCCATTGTGATAGCGGAAGACGACTTTTGATTTTGAACATGTTAATCTGCTCATTTGCTTTCTCAGGACTGAGTTTCTTTCGTGTAAGAGCCGCTTGGAACCATTCGCGGGGGAACTCTGCAGTGTCATTATTTATATAACGGCCTTCAAAAACTCCCTTTTCTAGCATCTGCTGAGGTGTAAGTTGTGGTGCGAAACGGCCATCTCGGATTTTCCCATAGGGTTTGCTGAGTTTATATGTTGTGTTTCTAGCATGAATAATACGACCCGGTTTATAAAAAGAAATAGGTTTCGCTTTTTTTACTTTTTGTGTAAGTTGCTTGAGAAGCATCCCTACTTACGGCCGCGGGTTTTTCTCGTCTTGCGGCTTTTATACTTGCGTTTTCTGTGACGAGTATTTGGATTAGTGAACAGTCGCGATGTAACCGCAAATAAATTATTTGGGCTTAGATTTTGGATATTTTTATATACAATTTCTTCGGATTCAGCATTATAAAGAACTGGCTTCTTGTTTTTGTTCTTGTTCTTGTTATTGGTCTTATTAGCCTCGTTGGCCTCGTTAGCCTCAATGGGTTGATTCTCAGCTTCATTGGCTTGATTGGACTGGTTGCTCTGGTTGGCCTGATTGTTCTGATTAGCCTGGTTCGTATTTCCTAGCAATGACTGCTCTGTAATTTCGGGTGCTTCTTCAGGTGTTTCCATTCCTACTTATAAAATTGAAAATCCGCAGCACGGAACAAAAAGCAATGGACCAAACTAAACAGTTTCTGGCATGGCTATCTCCCACTGAGAGAAGGGCGCATGAACTGGGTGCTCTTATGCTCGGCACTTCATATGACCCGATTAAGACACACGGCTATCAAAAGTATCTTGAAGCCATGCGCCTAAAAATTGAAAAACAAGCCACGGAGACAGTTGCAACAACCGAAAAGAAATGAACGCAACACCAAATAATGACGACACACTTAAAGCAATTTTACAGATAGCATTCATAATTAGTTATTTTATATTCCTGAAGACCTTTTATCCACCCCTCTTTTATCTAATATTCGTATTCATGCTTTGCTCAATATTCATTTCTTTCTGCCGTTCTTTCTTTGAAACCGGCGTTAGGACTTAAAAATTTTCGCGCAATATAACATACACAACACTGGAATCCCTCCTGAAAACTCTTCTTACAAAAAACAACGCTTTTTTCGTGGGACATCGAAAAAACTTGCAGAATCAGTGGTCCACCTGGCGTTCTACCCTCCCCTACATTAAGCCGTATTATGCCGTTAAGTGTAACAATAACTCAATTCTGATGGGTTCTCTAGCACAATACGGTAGTGGTTTTGACTGTGCTTCATTAAGAGAAGTGCGCGAAGTCCGAGCACTAGCAACACCGCAAATTCCTATCATCTTCGCACATCCCTGCAAGATTATTGATGAAATTGGCGCAGTTCAGAGCCTAGATGTAACAACAACGGTTATTGATTCACCTGAGGAGGTGTTAAAACTCAAGAAGAATGGATGGAAGGGATCAGTAATGGTTCGTCTGCTAGTAGATGATAAGGGTTCAAAGCAGCCTTTCTCGGCAAAGTTTGGAGCTCCAGCAGCTTGGTGGCCCGAGATTTGTCGGGAACTACAGAAGTACGAGATTACATGCTCCGGGTTTAGTTTTCATGTTGGATCAGAATGTGGAAAACCGGAGAATTTTTATAATGCGATTAAGACGGGTTCTGAATTTCGGAATCTACTTTCTTCATATCAGAGAAAGCCTATAAACACAATTGATATCGGCGGGGGGTTTCTTTCAGATGCGGCTTCACTTCACGCATGCGCCCAGGAAATTAACAGGGCTCGCCACAAATATTTTAGTCCAGCATCAAATACTGTTACGTGGATTGCTGAGCCCGGACGTTATTTTGCTTCTACATTTTTTACATTATATGTTCCTATTATCGGTAAGAAGCGTCGTGTTGACGGGGAAGGTTGGCGTTATACAATTAATGAAAGCATTTATGGTTCATTTAGTAATATTCCGTTTGACCACCAGCGGCCTAAGCCAATTCCTCTAAAGATTTCTGGCAGAGTCGCTAAAATCTATCCGGCAGAAATCTATGGCCGAACATGCGATTCGGGGGATTGTCTTGGGAAAGACTTTATGATGCCTGAGATGGATGAAGGTGATTGGTTACGCTTTGATAATATGGGCGCGTATACAACAGTTACTGCGTCTGAATTTAATGGCTTTCCTAAGCCGGAATTATATATTGAGGAATAATAGAAATGCAGACTCCTCCTCGTCCTCCACCGGGTCCTTTAGTTCCTCCGCCTGCTCCTCGGCGTTCTCGTCCTGCGCCTGTCGCAGGAGTTGCAGGGCCTGCTAGAGGCCGTGCTCTAATGCCTCCGCTAATCTTCGGAAATGGTGGCGTTCCCCCACCTGGTGGTGAACCTACTCGTTCTCGGAAGCAGAGAAAACAGAGGAAGCAGAAGCAGACGCGTAAACAAAAGCAGCAGAAGAATTAGGGTGATGTGTTTTTCTCAACCAATGAGTTTAGCAATAGGTCTTGGAGGCATATTGCTGGGTTTATACTTTTTTACAATAAACAAATATGCTGCGATCGGTATTCTGTATTTTGCTTTAATGGAAATTATACAGTTCTTTCAGTATTCTGTTATTGACAAATGCGATGATCCGTGGAATAAATTTCTTACAAATCTTGGCTACTTGCATATATCCTTTCAGCCCGTATTCTGGAATATCTGGCTCTTTGCTTTTGTGGAGAAACCAATGTGGATTTTTGTCTACATGTCAATTGCTGCTGGACTCCTCCTGTTTTCCCGCATTTTTAATGTAAAAGACGATGAACTCTGTGACACACGCAATGAACCCCTCTGTGGTAAACAAACTTGTGCTTTCACAGGGGAGCGCCATGTCGCATGGAATGTGCGATTAAGAGCAGCAGGGGCGAATTATTACACACCAAGTATCGCCCTTCATTTCTTTATGCTTTTCATTCCCACCCTTGTAACCTTTCAAGCAAAACCAATTATTGCGATGCTTCTAGCAGGTCCTTGGTTTGGATTGCTTCTAACTAGCAATATCCACGAGGCTCCTGCGATTTGGTGCTATACGGTTATAGCACAGTTCTTAATTTCACAAACGCTCCTTATGAAATAAATTTGAATACCAGCAAAATACTTAGGCACATACAGGAATATCCGAAATGCGTCTGTTTATTGTTGAATCACCGGCAAAGTGCCAGAAAATTCGCTCCTTCCTTGGAGACGGATGGAAAGTAATCGCTAGTATGGGTCATGTTCGTGGCTTGGAGGAATCACTGGATGCTCTTGGTCGCGAAAGCGGTTGGAATCCACGATTTGAAGTGCTCAAAGGAAAGACAAAGGCCGTTAAAGAAATTAAGGATGCGGCGAAGGGGGCCACTGAAGTCTGGCTGGGTACAGACGATGATCGCGAAGGGGAGGCAATTGCGTGGCATCTCTGTCAGTTGCTCAAGTTGTCACCGGAGACTACACCCCGTGCGATTTTCCACGAGGTAACAGAAACTGCTATTCAGGCGTCCGTGGCAGATAAGAATAAACGCTTGAACGGACCGATGGTTCAAGCACAGTTTGCTCGTTCTATGCTAGACTTACTAGTGGGTTTCTCCATTTCTCCTGTTCTATGGAAGAATATCGCATACGGACTTTCTGCTGGACGCTGCCAGACTCCTGCACTCCATCTTGTGTTTGACAAGGAAATGGAGATTGCGGGATTTGCTTCTAAGCAGTCATGGGTGTATGAGGCAAATTTCACACCTGCTGGCCTAGATTTCCCTATTGCTAGTACAGGAACATGGTTTCCTCAAGGATTGGATGAAGTCCGTGAATATCTGTCAGCAGTTCCAGCAGCCGGAAAGTTGGTGGATATTACGGATAAGACTATGAATCAGTCTCCACCAATGCCACTCATTACTTCTTCTCTCCAGCAGGAATGCTCTTCAGTCTATCATATTAATCCGAAGACATCTATGATGATTGCTCAGCGACTATATGAGGCAGGTCATATTACTTATATGCGAACGGATAATCCTATTTTGGGACCGGACTGTCTAGCAGAGTGCCGTGAATTTGTGGAGGGGAAATATGGAGAGAATTATCTTGGCCATGCTTCTGGGGGAGGAGGTACCGCAGGTAAGAAAAAGAAGAAGGCAAAAGCTGAAAAGGAGGCTGTAGTTCAAGGGGCGCACGAAGCAATTCATCCGACCCACATGGATCTTGTATCACTCCCCACTGAGGAGACATGGTCTGACCAGGATCGCAAGGTGTATTCTCATATTTGGAAGCGGACCCTACAGTCTGTGATGGCAGCGGCTCAGCAGAAGAGCAGATCATTTACCTTTCAATTGGAAGGCGCTCCTGACGAGCAGAAATGGAAGGGTTCTCTTAGCACACTCGTATTCAAGGGCTGGAAGATTCTGAACGAGGAGAATGATACTGAGAAAGATGAGCAGTTTGCTAAGACTGATAGCCTTTCCAAAAACGCAAAAGCAAAATGGTCCGATATGGTGGGGCGGCAAGTCGCAACACAGCCACCTTCACGGTTTTCAGAGGCCCAACTTGTCCAGCAGTTGGAGGAAAAGGGTATTGGACGTCCTTCAACATTTGCTTCTTTGATTGCAACAATCCTTGATCGCAAGTATGTGGAGAAGAAGACTAGTAAAGGAGTTCCAGTAGATCTATATAAGTTGGAAAAAGTGGGCCCTAAGGGTGCTGTAAAGGAGACCACTGTAAAGAAGGATGTGGGTGGTGACAAGGATAAGATTCATCTGACATCACTCGGCAAGTCAGTGATTGACTTTGTGGATATTCGGTTCTCGGATATCTTTGCCTATGGATTTACTGCTGGAATGGAAGAGGACTTGGATTTGGTTTCTCACGGAAAGAAGGAGCGGGTTGCTATTCTAGATGGATTGTGGAATACGATGAAGGATCGCGTTGGAGATAATGCAGCTGCCGGAGCAGAAGGTTCCACAGGAGCAGGAAATACAAAATCAATCAAGGAATTTACTCTAGAGAATTGTACTATTTCAATTGCAAATACCAAGAAGGGTGTACTTCTTATCAAGAAAACGCCCGGTGTAGAAAAAGCCGAGTTTGCTGCGATGCCTCCCACTACGGATGCGGCTACAATCACACAGGAAGAGGCAGAGGCTCTATTCATGGCAAAGGAGGGTGATTCTCTAGGAGATCTAGATGGAATGCCAGTTCTCTTGAAGAAAGGTCAGTATGGCGCTTATGTAGAATGGAATGGTGTTAGACAGTCATATAAGACAGATACAGAGTTTTCTGAGTTATGTGAACAACTCAAGAACAAAACAGGTGGAACACAGGATACTGATTCTAGTCTTCCAACCTTCTGTCGTGTCATAGGGGATTATACAATTAAGAGGGGACCTTATGGACTATTCTTCTATCGCGGCGGTGCAGCCAAGAGGATTTTCGCCAAGTTTCCAGCAGGTCTAGCTGCTGAGACTATTGGTGTGGCTGACTGTGCTGCGGCATATAAATTGGCTGCTGATACAAAGGCTTCAAGTGGAGGCAGGGGTGGAAGGGGTCGTGGTGGCATCCGAGGAAGAGGCCGTGGGCATTAAATCATCTTAATTCGTCGCAAAGCAAAAATTCCTGTTATTGCTATAGCAATTGAAACTAGCATAAAAACTCTATCATTATATGTTTCATTTTTTAAAATCATATGACTGGCTTCCACATCTGAAGGCAAATCGCAAATATAACAGGTATCTTTTGTTCTAATATCCGATAATTCCTTTCCAGCATATGCCTCATCTTGGTCTAGATTGATTTGCTTATTGAACACAATTTTAAAATCGGGATGGGTTTGTGCATAAAATCCCGTAAACCAGTCAATGTGGTGTTGAATCGGAAAACATTCGGTTAAAAGTTTCTGTGCTCCCGTGCGTGAAATAAAATAAGAATTAAATCCGACAAATTCTTTGCATTGAAGCCATTTGTTCTCTTTCTTACCTTCATCGGGAAATGGCTTATTAGCTCCTGCTCGACATCTGAGATTTCCTACCGACCAGACATCCCATTTTGTAGAATCATGGAGCCACTCATTCTCTTCAAAAAGGCGCCGAATACGTGACCAGTCTCCCGATTGTAAGACAAGATCGTCTTCAACTACAAGAAACACATTCTCATGACTTTTTACAAGATTCTGCCAGAGTGTAATGTGACTTAATGCACAACCAACTCCACCAATTGAATCCAGCATATCGTGACTTCTGCGCGTGTGATTTTTAATATTATAGCGACAGAGTGTTGACACACGATTATCCGTATCTATGTTAAGCGTGGAACCATCAACCGCCGAGAAGCGTTTCAAATTCGGAATTCGTTTAATTTCAGGCTGCGCAATCATACGCTCCCAGCGTTCAGTGCGTTTATCTAGATTAATACAGAAGGTTTTAACGGAGTCTATTGCCCACATCTAATAAAGTTACGGTTATTTATCGGCGAAATATTCCGTTAGATCCACATTTAATTTTCGTTCATGCTGACTCAGTTTGATGTACGGAAGTTGACGCATTCCTTTATGGTCCTTTAACTTACTAGCAAAACATGCTTTCTTCTGTTCGTCTGTCCATTCATTCTTATTACAATCATAAAAGAACTTATGCATTGTATCTTTGGATTCCAGAATATAAATCGGAGCATTTTTATGTAAATTCTTCTGGAGAATTCGCTGTAAGGCATAGTGCTGGGTAAAATAGGTATCCTCCACTTCAACGGGATTTGAATTTTCACGGCCAAGTCCCCAATTTACACCATCTTTAATGATAAATTTCTTATACTCAGCCATGCCATTTGTTACCGCTCCGTTGTATTCATCAAACCAGAGCGTTATAACAGGACTATTTTCAGGAGCCATTATAAACCAGTTTTCAATATTCAACGGTGTCTTTGCTTGAAACGCTGTTAGTTCACTCTTTCTAGCATAGGAATCATTGCGAATCTTGTCTATTGACCCTTTCTCATTAATAATAATGGAAGCATCCATCCAGCATCCTCCGTGGTTTTTAAGAAGATATAGACGATACCAATCTGCTTTGTGCTGGGGCAAAAATTTGTCAAACGTTGAGGGCAAGGCAGAGTCGGGAATATATTCTTTTATTGTGGTCGCATTTAGAAAACGAATATCCCAACCGTCTAAACGTTTTGTATTATATTCCTTCATTTGCTGGATCATAAGGGGCGGATCTTTATCCCAGAATTGCCAGATAATCTTGGGTATGTTATACTGGGCTTGTGCTTGTTCTTGCGCCTGTATTGTTAAATAAAGTACAACTGACAATACTAGTATTGCTGACAATAGTATTGTAAGAAAATTACGACCAATTTTCATCCCTATTAGGGTTAACTAATTTGTTTCAAAGTATGTGTTCCACTTAATTGGAAGATCTCTATTGGCACCATTAATTTTTATATAAGGAAGCCGACGAAGACTTTCAAAATCCGAGTAATTCTTGATTAAACATGCTTTTGTCTCTTCTTTACTTTTGCCATCACATAAGAAGTCTATCTTAAGCATTGTTTCTTTTGCTTCATTTACTATTATATTGGGGTTAGGAACTAATTCATTCTGTATAATTCGCTGTAAAGCATAATGTTGAGTAAAATATGTCTCTTCTATTTTGTCTTCATTTCTTCCGCAACTGGTATCAACACCTTCTCTCCATAAGATTTTTTTGTAATTCATAAAGCCCATGCGAATGGCCGAATCATATTCCGAGAACCATGCTTCCACCATTCGGCTATTAACAGGCGCCATAATAAACCAATTTTCAACATTAAGTGGAGATTTGAACTGGAAAACAGTTAATTCACTTTGTTGTTGGATAGATTGAGCATACAAGGCATCAATTGCCTGCGGGTCATTAATAATAATAGATGCATCCATCCAGACTCCTCCATAATGTTTCAATAGATAGACCCGAAGCCAATCGGCTTTATGAGCGGGCTTTAATTCATTATAATTTGGCGGATAGTCAAATGGTGAAATATATTGTCCCGCCGTATTTTCATTTAAATAATTAATCTTCCATCCTGTTAATTTGGCCGCATTATTCTCTTTGATTGTTTTAATCATTGAAGGAGGGTCTTTATCCCAATACTGCCAGATGATTTTGGGTAAATTGTAGGGGCCTTGAACTTTTTGCGGGCGCAGAAAAGGCAAAACCAATAAAATCAGAGATAAGAAACCTATCATTAGTAATAAATTGAAAAGTATTTGTCGCATCCCTACTAATAATTCAGATTATGTGCTTATAGAGTAATATAAAAACTCTGATTTGGTTTTGGTGCGGTATCCTGTAGAGCAACACCTTGTGTTATTGCAGAATTCAACCATTCTAGCAGAGTAGTCCATGTTACAGGCTGTTTATCGCTGAGGATTTGATAATAATGCCGATTATTTACATAAAGAGGGTCTTTAGTATTGGCTGAATCACAACGATAATTGCTAGAAAGCCAGGTTCCTGCTGCTGGTTCAGGCGTGATTCCATATACAGTTTCATGCTGTTGCATCCTAGAATTATACCAAATCATAGGATATAAGCGATAAATCATTGATTCTACTTACACACGGCTAGAATATCCGTCTGTTCTCTGCTGTCCATTCTCAGTGGCTGCTTTGATAGCCTTTTGTTGCCGATCATACTTTGTCGGATTATTGAATTGTCTTTGACTTACAGCTGAATTACGACAATCTTCCAGGGCTCGGCAATCAAACGGCTCTCCACGAATTGTTGCTTTCGGTCTATTCACTTCACTTAGGATCTTCTGCTGTTGTACAGTCATCACCATTTGTTCAGGAAAGACCTGCTCCATTTGTTGACTGAGTGACTGCGGTGATTCCGGCATATACTGATACTCGGTACATCCTTTGGTCAACCGACGAGAAAGATTATGTAAGTCACTTTCTTTATCAACGGCTCTAGCAAAATCACCATAGGGCATGTCTGTGGAAGCACGACCACCCATGCGAATAGGTTTGACTGCTAAACCTTCACCGCCCGTATAGGGACCCAGACCCGAACCACGATCTCCTGTGAAATAATTTGTACAAATGCGGGTAAAAGGACGATAATCAGTCGGGAGCGGTCCTTCAGTCGGCGGTAAGATAAAGCGATTTGCTAGTAGCGTCGGATCCCAATGGCTTTTCAAACAGATATCGGGAAATGCTTGCTCCAGTGAATTGTAAGCATCTACTCCACGTAAAGGCTCCTCATCATAGGGATTTCTTGACGGACAATAAATTACTTTTGTATTATCTTTGAGTTCAGCCATATGCTCTACTTACTAGCAGAAGAAAACTTGGCGGATACATTATTTACACCACTATCAATTGTATTTGATTTTGCCAATTGGTCTATCGACTCCTCAACTTGAAGAGTAATATTAAATTCACAGTCATTGTTGTTGATAACGGCCCCAAATCGGTCAACCCATTGGAAATGGAATTTATCCAACTTGCCTAAGACCGGATTAAATATTTTAGGGGATTGAATATATGTCTGTGAAAAATTTCCGAATGTATTCAGAAGAAGTTTTGCGAAATATTTGGAACTTTGGCCGAATGTATCCTGTGATTGATTCAAATATTCCTTTTCACTAATGTCAATTGTATTCATATCCATCTCGTCGTTCATTTTGAGATAGATATAATCATCAATAATACGAATAAATGTTATTGCTGTTTGCTGAGTTGCAAAGGTTGTATCTATTTTATCAAAACCCAAGTTCCAACCGAGACCCCATTCATCAAAAGCAGCAGAATAGGGCGCAATAAGTGATGATTTGAAACGGATTTGGAATGGAATCGGGTCACTCAGACGAGAACGTTTTAAGAAGGACGGTGGAAGAATACCTTGATAACGAATATTCACATAATTTGTTAGACTTATGAGTGCGTTTGTTGAAGCCGCATTCACAGTTGCTTGATTAGTTTGAATACTATTATAAAGTGTAACATATTGTGTTAATGCTAATCTGAAAGCATTGGCAACGGCTGTTCCGTCGAAGGTTTCTCCGAGATATGTGGCAGAACCTAGACCAAGTCCTAATGATTTCTTCACTTTAAAAGAATTATTAAATCGGATAAGTGCTAGCGCATAATGCCGGCTATAGAAATTACCATTTGTAAATCGCACAGATTCATTTACAATGTTTCCACTGCTGTCTATACTCATAGCTGGAGTTCCACCAACAAGAGCATCTATATCTTCCATAAGTTCATTCAGCGTCAGAACACCAAAATCAGTCCAATTTCTTCCAATAAATCGCATACCCGATGTAAAACGTGCTGTAGGAACATAACCGCGAACATTTAGAACATTAGTATTATTTTTTCGGATGACCACGTCGTGAATATAGGATAAGAAATTATATCCCGAATCATCGTCACGGGCCTTATAAATAGTTCCCTTCTCTTTCCCCCAAGCAGCCGAATCATTCACACTAGTTTTATTATAATCAGCGACGCGTGTTGGACCATATCGGACATCAGCACTAATTACATCTTGGCTTCTATTTACCGAGTCATCGTATAAGAAGATTTGTGTATCTGCTAGTTCTCCTGAGATTCCAGCAATAGTTCCATCACCAAATCGGCTGATATCTTGGGCAGGATCATATGTTGCGGCTGTATTTGTATAACTTATTTTTGTAATCAAGTGTACTGCAGGGTTATTAGGAGCAAGTAATTGAATTTGGAAATTGGTTGGATTGGTGGATTGATACGGCGTATTGCGTTTTGTTAAAAGATAATTATTTTGATAATCAACCAATAAGTTTTTATCGGCTGAAGTGTATTTGAAAACTTGCTTTGTAAATGATAATGCGTAAAATGCTCCGAGGGTTCCATCACTGTTGACTGGTATGACCGAGTATGTATTTGCTAGTGGTGCAGGTTCTTGAATACCTGTTCCATCTGGTTTATAATAGGGTGGATAAGGTTTTAGCGGTGTTGGGGAACCGCAAATATCAAATGTATAATATGTTCCCCACTCTGGATTACGATTACGTAGAGGCTCTAGTTGACCTGGTGCTGCGGGTGTAAATGAACCAATTTGAACTATCCTACTTCGCTGAAGCGTCATGAGCGGTGATATATTTGCTAGAGCAGATGGATCTATATTTAATATATTTGTAGTACGATAAATTTTTAGAAATTTTATTTTACTATTATAATATTGAAGATCCAAAGAGGGTTGATTGAGACCATTTTGCAAGAAAGGTGTTGCTGTAAATGTTGGATTTATATATCCGAATTTAATTACCATTTCTTGAATACCGCAGAATATATCATATGGAGGTTGAAATGTAAATCCAGTTACGCCACTAGCATCAAAACCAAATGATAAAGTTGTAGTATCTGTTGGCGGTGGCGAATAATCTGGCGGTAAGGGATTATAACTACAATCATACGTAATCGCAGAAGGATTATCGCATAAATAAAGAGGCGAACCAACAACTGCGGGTTTTATCGTGGGATTCCAATTTATATTTGAATCATAACTTCCATTGAATGTATTTGTTATACTAGACCAACTTAATCCAATTGTACTATAGGATACTTTTGCTGTACTTGTGTAGACTGGCTGCGCATTTACAATAGTAGATGTAACAGGAAACATTGTAAAACTTGAAATAATTGGAGGAGTATTTGAATATGTTAAATCCGTTTGTTCACGCGGAATAATTATCATTTCGGGATTTGTAATTGTATTTGCGATGAAAGGATTTATAATTTTAAAAGTTGTCTTTGCAGTTGAAAAGAGGTTGAAACTTGAAATGTTTGAAGATGAAATATAAACACTATTTGAAACAACATTTGTAATAATATTGGAGGAATTTGAGTAGAACCATAGACTTTTATCCCGTGTTGTTATATTAGAACCTATATTGGATGAAGAAGGACCCAGTTTCTTAAAACTGTAGGCTGCGCCATTATTTGGGTCATATCCTGTTTCATTATCGGTTGTCCTAATCAGATAATCTAGATAATCATTACTTACTTTATTACTATCATATCCCGCAATATAATTTGATGATAGATCATATGTGTAAAATTGGTTATTATAAATGGCCGGATTACGATTTGTAATTGTACTTAAAAATGGCATTTTCCGAAATGATAAATCATTCGTCACAGGATATTTTACTCCATAAGGTGAAGATAATACACAATATGGTCTAATTATAAATTGACCATAATTATCTGCTCGTGTATGAAGATAGAAAAAATATCGGTTATTACCAATCACGCGTAAATTTATTTCTAATGAAGAAGCTCCCGCAGTTGATGTATATTTATTAAAATAATTTTTTGGTCGTGGCATATAGACTGAACCCGGTACTAAAGCATTACTTACATCATACATAAATGCTGCTCTATCGCGATACATATAGACATCAAAATCAACCGGAAATGTACGATTTGCTTCTGCATCAATTCTGAATTTTACATCAAACATATAATTGCTAACATCAACTGCTTGTTCGTATTTATCTGTATTAAGTTGAAAGAATATACGTGACCGATTATCGGGAACAAGTAAATCTGTTGATTGAACCGATCTTGTGAAAATCGGTTTTTGTTGACGAATATAATTAAGATAATTATTTCCACTAATCATACTATCGCTTGTTTCAAACATACTTTGACTAATATCAAACATGAAGAAAGTCGGATTTGCCTGAATAGAAGGGTCAAGAATACACACATTATCAGCGTCAAAAAGAGTTGGGGGTATAATATATGATTCAGATGCATCGGCTATTGCTTTTTGAGTTGCAGTTCGTGGCAATGTCATAAAAGACATTGTTTGCCGGCAACGACTTTTAAATGTAAACTGAGTGTAAGTTACTGGTTCAACTTTAAAAGGAACATCCACATATCCAGATACAAATTCACTTGAGTTACTAATATCTATGTAACCATTTGTGTCAATAGGGACTAGAGATGAGTAATTGCTATAACTTGTAACATTGGATGTTAAAAGCGGCCATGTCCCGCTTATATCTGCTGGAAGAACTAATGATGTATCAATTTGCCTATTTACAATATTTGCGCTTAACTGTGTGGCATAAATTCCAATAATACCGCTGGCATCATAGGTTGATATTTCATTTGATGTATTAGCAAAGAATGTTCTTGTATATTTTCCATAATCAATCGCAAATGAGTCAGTTATATTCTGATGAATAAAAGAATAAAAATCGCCAATGGCTGCGTTTTGATTTGTTACACTTGCTTGAAGAGTAGCATATTGCGTTGCAGTATTACTTCCACTAGTAATCTGTTTAATTAATGCATTACTGTAAACAAAGTTCAAATCTGAATTAATACTCGTATTAATTGAAGGTGCAATGATTTTGAATCGTCCAACTGTTGTGTCATACGAGCAGGTGTACTTATTTGCTAAGAAAAAGCTATATGTGTTAAGTTGTCTATATGCATCCATAAAAGTTTGATTTGCGGCAAGTTTAACAACTGCTGTTACATACACGTCAGATAATCCGCGAAATCCATATACAATTCGGTCAAACGGTTGTTCGCCTGTAGCATTTAATGTATCTGAAGTATTTGTTGTTGTTCCACTAGTGCTGGCTGCTAGCAAATCAGGTGTTGATAATGTAAGCAGATTAATTTGAGCCGGATCTAACATCATTTCTTTTAAAATTGGGTAGTAATATGCGACTGTTGCCTCATCTCCACTATAGAATTGGTTTGTTAAGTTTGTTGATGCTGAATAGAAATATCGAGAAATAATATCTGCTTTCGTCAATCCACTAGCATATGTACCTGTTAAACTATTAAATGTATTATCTCCTGGTTGATTAAATAGTTCTGTATAATCACCGCCGATTTGAAAACGGGCTAAAAATGCTCCCTTACCTCCACTAATATCCGCAAAAAGAGGCGTCTTATTTAATTGAATATTAAGTTCATTTACGAGACTAATTGCATCATATGTTCCCTGACGAATACTTGAAACAATAACATTACTTACATCTACACCATCTTCATCACGAACACGCCCAAGTTCTAAAATACTTAAAGAGGTATTATTCTTAATAGGACTGAAATAATAAAAAGAGGAAAGAAGTTTTAATTGTGTTATCGCAATATTTGTAATTGATTTATAAGTTCGTGGAAGTCGTATATAGAAATCAGTTGGTTGTATATAAATATTTGTATCACGATCGCGACTATTAATCATAATTAATGCTGTATTTTTATTCGTTTCAAATTTGGGATCGGGTAACTTAGCAGTATCTACGATTTCTTGGGCTTTCCCAGATGATGTATAATCAACGTATGAATATTTTGTGGATGTATTTTCATACTTTCTGCGGTCTTCTTCCTTATTCAGGGATATACTACCCGCTAAAAATTGTTGAAATTTATTCTGCGGTAAGTCTGCGATACTAGCATCGGAGCCCGAGTCTGAACCTGAGTCTGAACCTGAGTCTGAATCTGAATCTGATTCATTGTCCGAGGTATATGGTTTATAATATTTTTGAGACATGTCCCTCCTGGCTTACGCTTCGTTTTCATATTGGATAAAAAACGCATTCTGCTAAATAGGGTTGGATGTCATTCGCATCACAAACAAATAATGGGTTTGTAAATAGTATTCAAACACCGACGGATACAGTTCCAAATGCGATTGGATTGAGTGATATTGAATCTATTCGTGCTAATTTAACAAATGTTCAGAAAATGGTGAATTTTGATACGAAAGCAGTCTATGTAAATATTATTGGTAAATATGATAAAATTCCTATTCAAGTTATTGATCCAATCAATATTAGCAATACATTTTTTGTAGGTGGAACTGACTATACTGGTTCAGGTTCAGGTGTCACTGGATCTGGAACATCCATTACAAATGGAACTTCCCGTATTGATGTATTTAGCAATTTGAGTACAGCTACAAATGGAGTAGTTCAAATTACTGCAAATAGTACACTTGCTGCTTCATTTGATTCAAATGGTAATTTTCTATATCAGACACGAGGCTATGCTGGTGTATCAACTGGAACATTTACAGTTAATGGAAACTTTGTAACAACACGCTTTCGTCTTCCTAGCAGTATAAATGTTAGTTCTATGTATTTACAGGCAGATGCTTCAGGAAATGGATTCTGGCGCACACTTGATACTCTTGAGAATTCTAATGTACGTTTCCAAGCCGTCAGTAACGGTCCTTCTGGTTGGCAAAAGGGATTTAATTTTACAAGTCTAAGTTCAACTCGTGGAAATATAAGCTCGTTAGGATTTATTGATGCAAATGGAATTTGGAATATCGGGCAATCCAATTATGTTCTTAATGCTGATTTGAAATCGTCTAATAATGTTCTGGTTGCTTCTAACATACGATTCAAGGAGGCAACTGGTCAAGTTGGCCACTTTGTTCGTGCGGCTAATATTTATGGTGATCTTGAGTATGTTGCTGCGGGGACAATTGATACATATCTAACAGACCAAATCACATCATGTAATTCTGCTACGACCGTTCTAGCACAGAATAATTCTATCTCATTCGGTATTGGCGGCGGTGAAGTGGCTCGGATTAACTCAAATGGCTTTTTGGGATTAGCGAATCAGCTTCCTTTGGCAACGCTTGATAATTCAAATGCGACTATACTGCGTAGTACTCTTCAATTGCCTAATTTGTATCCAGGATATTCTGCTAGAAAAGGTTATTTGTTAACAGCTATTGATAATTTCGGTACTGCAACGTGGCAGAATATTAGTAGTATAGCAGATGGTAATGGAAATGCAATTACAATTGGTGCTGTTGGAGCGGCAATTGCTCTCGCCGTAAATGGACAGAATGTTCTATATGCGACTACAACTAGTAATCTAATTGCTAGCGGTGGTGCTTCGGCCATAACATTGGATATAAGCGGCGTTGTTATTGCTCAACAATATCGGGGATATTCGGATACTATTAATTTCACTAAAGCGGACGGTGCAGTACAAGCAGTTATCACAGCGGCTGGAAATGTAGGTATTGGTACAACAACACCGGGATATATGCTAACTGTTGCTGAAAGCGGATATGTTGGAGGCAATCTTACTGTTAATACTTCACTACGAGGAAACCAGCAAATAACTGCGGGTGTTGGATTTGTTGGTGACGGTTCACAGATTACTAATATTAATCCATTGAATGTTGGAACAAGTTCAAATAATTTATCCTTCTTCTATTCCGATACTCGTGCTAATCTTTCCAATCAATCCACCCAGACATCACAGAATTTATCAACGATGTTTGGAACTGTATCAACTGCTACGTTTGAAGTCTTTAGCACACTCAGCACACAGACATATGGTGTTTGGAATAGTTTATCTACAACTACTGGAGGCGTCTTGTCAACACTTTATGGTGTATCTAATGTGCTTAGTACAGTCCAGAGTAGTGCATTTAGTACACTCAGTAGTGGAACTGCTGGAATTTACACAATATTAAGTACTAATGCTGTAGCGGCTGCTTCAACAGCAGTGGGAAATTTATCAACTACGAGTAATTATTTTAGCAGTTTCATTTCATCTATTGCTGCGGCTGGGCTAGTTAATACATCCACTAGCATTGCCGGTCTTTCAACCCTCATAGGTCCCGGATATTATGCGAATAGCACAACAACGTATACATATATTAATCAACAGTTCAGTACAGCTTCTAGCAGACTTGGATTAGCAGATGAAATAATTGCAATTCTGAATGATGGTGCCAGTTTTGAGCAGATTCATATTGGTTCCGTGCTTCCCACTCCGCGAATTTCAAGTTCTGTTTATACTGCGGATATCAGCGGTAACGTATTTTTTCGCAATGGACCGGTTTACATGAGTACAATTGTTGGTGTTCAATATCCCCTTGGCTCCTCTCTAGATGGCGCATTAGATGTAAATGGACTCATTTATAGCAAGGGGATTGCCAGTAAATTTGGAGACGGTCCCACTTTTTTCAGACAGGGTTCAACACTTGGTGGCTGGGGTGCAGATAATCGCTTTATTATAGGAAAATCATCGCTTTCTTATTTTGGAACAGGCATTGATATTAGTGGAAATATTAATCTAACAGGAAATCTATATGTAAATGATAATGAAATTGAATTGTCCCCAACATGGAATAAAGTTGGTTCAAATGCAACGTATACAACCGGATTTGTAGGAATAGGAACAACTGTACCTCAGAATAGTTTAGATGTAGCGGGAATTATTCGGTGCCAAGGCTTACAGATTGTTAGTTTTGTAGATCCGGGAACAGGAGGGGGAAATACAGGAGATATCGCACTCGTTAATATTCGGACATCTACGTTGGCTGTATCTACAATTAATTCATTTCCGGCTTTCCCAACTCGTTCAGGTTGGAGCGATTTATTATTACAGTCATCGCTGACTACGGTGGCTAAAGTTCTTTGCTCAACAAGTGTGGTCTTAAATGCGTCATCTTTTCTAATGGCTTCCGCAAATCATAATATGGTAAATACAACTGGTTCTTTAAGAACAGGGTATACTTATTTAACTGTAAATGGATATCAGAGTTTGAGCACAATGATTTCTGTTCCTGCTAATTCTGGAGGCTCCGTGTCACTAGCACATCGTATCTTTGAAGGACCGGGAACTTATACCGTTGCTGCGTGGTCCTATGCGGATTCTGGTACAGGTTCTCTCGTAGGAATAAGAGCAGATGTTTCGGCAGTAGGTAATATGTTTTGATGCTGAATTCTAAGAAAACGTTCTTCAATTACAGTCTGCGGCAACCAAACCTTCTTTTTCTCTACTACCACATAATACATACTTCTATCTTCCATATCGGATAGATGTCCTAATATGCGATTTCCAGCAGATATTCCTCCATCTATTCCTACTGCCTTGCAGGAGCAATATTTGAAATCATGTACGTGTTTACTTTCAATTGTTTCCTTACATTTTTTACAATAAATCGCATGTCTTGTTTGTGTATATCTTAAGCCACCATAGATAATAGAAGGCATATCTACTTATTATCTTACAAGTTCATCTAAGTAGGCACAAACCTGCTGGAAGAACTTGCGTTGAATGGCACCATCGGGAGTCTTCCAACGAGCCCTTTCAGCCGGCATCTCAATTGTAGCAACTAATTGATTGCCCAACTTATGCAGTAACTTTTGTTTCTTGTGAAGAGCCAACAGTTTCTCTACTAGTGTTGATGTCGTACATGCTGGATTACCCGATTCAACAACGCCTACGAATGCGGGAATTATACCAATATCAATTACAATGGCCTGTGGGGGAATTTGAACGCCCGCATTTGTAACCGTGGCTTGATCTTTGTCATAGTAATAAACACTGTAGAAATCATTGCCACTGCGGGCATCTTTACCAATAAAGAACTTATAATTGTCGGGATATGATGTTGCTTGAGGGATGGGGAGGCCACTGCGTGTCTGTCTAGTGGCGGGCTGTCTTGTTGCGGTCTGTGCTTGAGGAAGAGGCTGCGTTTCTCTTGCAGCTTTCCTTGTATATTGCGGAACACGATAATCTGGCACAACCTGCCGTATAGTTCTACCTAAGATGTCCATGTTAGATAATGTCAATTGTCTGCGCGGATTCATCGGGTCCATTACCTCAGTGCCACGTTCTCTTTCATGCCGAATATGCCGGTCAAGATATTCTGCTCTTAGGCAAGTTCCAGCACTTGTCTTAATAAGAGAAACCATTTCCTCATCAGCCATTGCTTTTAAATTCTTTCCTGTAAAAGGCTCCTCGGAATTAGCACATTGGCTTGAAATCCAATTCTTCATTGCTTCACGTGGACCTACAGGAATCTTACTGGCCTTGCGTGTGTAGAGCATTGGAGGGCTTCCTTCAGTTCCTTCTTGCGGTAAACGCTGGAGGCGCCTTTGAACGCGGCCGCCTACTTTTACGCATTTGCCTGTTTCGGGATTCAGAATCTTTCCAGCAGGACATCTGTTTTCTTGTACTTGCCCTCGTGTCTGTAAAGGCCCTTGTCCTTGCAAAGCTGGAAAAGCTGGCCCTTGAGACATAAAAAAACTCCTTTGCGAATCAGGTGCTAGTACAGGAAGTCGTGACTGCCGCATAGAACGTGTTACAGCTCTAGCAAGTTGAGGCACTGTATCATAAACAGGAATCGGCGTAAGACGCGTAACGGGTTGATATGCGGGCTGATATGTATTTAGTCTTCGAGTGACAGCGGGTACAGTTTGAATACGTCTTCCAAGACGACCTCCTGATTTTACACAGCGAAGTGTCTGCGGATTAAAAACTGAACCAGGTGGGCATAGAGACATCCTATATAAGAACGGCGAAAATAAGTAATATAAAGAAAATGGGCGGTGTTGTAGGTCCGCCAGCTACGCAAGGGCCAGCGTATACAATAGCCGAAGGAGGCAGTATTCTTTCTCAACGCATTTATTCAGGTGTTCCCTTTGTAGCAGGAAAGTTGGGAACAAGTGAATTTGATGCTCTTCATTGGTTTGTAACTCATAATGGTGCTCCATTCCCGCGTGATATTCGGCGCAATATGGTAATAAACGCAGGTCTCTTTCCCAATCAAATCATAGAAGGTTCCGATTGTCTACAGGAATGGTGCCAATATATGATAGAAAACTTTCATTTAATGGATGAGATCGCAATGTGGAATCCAATTAAACCACTGGAGGAACGTATTTTTATTGAGCAGTTTGTTCCACAAGTAAAAAAATTTCTACCTCTTCGGGCTCTTGAGCCATTTTATCAGGATTTGCCAGAGAATCGTTGGAGTCTAGCAATAGAAACGCCTTTCTGTGTTGTATCTCCTTTTGTGGAGTCAATTGAAATTCAATGGATAAAACGGGACATGTTATTTCCCTTTTCACTGTGGTCCTCAAAGGCAAAATTTTGCGGCGGGATTTGTTCGGGATATTCACCCTTAATTTGCGATAAAGAAGAGATATGCTCGTGGCCATCTCATATCTTAGAGAAGGGATGGTGGGGAGGTGTTAATTTTATTGTGGATTCTTGTGTGGCTACGGGTGCTAAAATTGTCTTTGTTGGAG